GGCAAGGTAACATTCGGCAGCATAAATGTCTGCCGTAGCGGTGGCTTCGAATCCATCAGACCCAGCCGGGAAATAGCAACGATAGGCACTGGTTGACCCATCTGTCGTTGCCCCCGTTGAATCGATACAATCCGTCATCACCGTTCCAGAACCTTGGGTGATGAAATCACAATCACGGATATGATTTCCCAAGGACCCCGCAAGGGTAATTTCGATGACATCATCCCAAGCCGTAGCTCCACCGAGATAGAATGTACTGGATTCAATCGAGCATCCAATCAGTGTTCCCGCTGCTCGAATAGCGGGACCTTGGTTATCGGAAACATACCAGTAGCAATTGCGGATGATTGAATCATCATTCGCCGTGGTCGTTCCCGTTCCCAATGGGAAGGAAATCCCAAACGTAGCGGTATTCGCAGCCGTGGTCATGTTGAACGTGCAATCATGCACATACAACCGATCCGCTGCATTTGAGACACTGATCCCAGCGGCTCCTGCAACGGGAATGAAATGTAAAAAGGCAATCTCCACATCCGCCGCAGAGACCGTGAATACATCCGTGGTAGCGGTTGATGTCGTTACCGATGTCCGCATCTTCGTTCCACCCGCTGCCATATGTTTTGCGCCATGACGTGGGCCTGCGCTCATGCCGGTAATTGTGATCCCTGCTACGTCAACAGCAACAGTTGCCGTAACTGAATGTGCGCCAGGAAGGAGAATAATTGCATCGTATGCAGAACACTTCCCTACAGCATAATCAATCGTCCGAAATGCCTTCTCAGGAGACAACCCATCGTTATCATCACTTGCAGCATAGGCCCTCCCCTCCACCGTATAAGAGGCGGAAGGTGCGACCCAAAAAATACTTCCAGTCGTTTGCGGGATTTGTCCCCACAACGTCCCGTACTTGGTCAAGAATCCCATTTATAATCCCTCACTTTTCGGGTAGATATGACATTTATACACTCCACCCGATCTGTCTTTCTGAGTTTTACCTGGCACCCCTGCTGATGGAAAGGCTGGTTTTTCCTTCATCGAGGGAACGGATCCCCCTTTGCTGGTAGAGCCACCTGCAACTTTCTTCAGCTTTGTTGGTTGCACAGATCCATAATAATGATTCGGCATCAGTACACCTTCTTTACTTTAGGCGCTTTAAGCCCCTTAGACCCCCTCTTGCGAGGGGGCTTGAGGGCTACCGCATTATCCATGCGTAGTTTCTTCATTACGACACACTGGCTCCCAGGATCGCTCTCCAATCCCTCCAGAAGAAGGAGTACCGTGCATAGGCGCGCCACTTGGCTACGAGGGTATCCAATTCTTCCGCCATGGCGAATTCAATCGGAATACGATCAAACCACTTAAAGCAGTCCTTCTGCATCCGGCCATCCAGCATGAACCAGTTATTGGTATCCGTCAGATACTCCCAATCGAAGATTTCATACATGCCTTGGGAGAAGTTGACGTTGTTGTTGGCCGTATCCACCTTGCCCATGGATTTCACAATCTCATGCGCCGTGGGATAGAGGGCCACTGGAACCACCAACTTCGAGGGCATAATGGTGATCTTCTGGCCTACGTCATTGCGGAAGTCCCGCATCTGGATATAGGCCGCTTCCACCGCCGTGGCACTCAATGCCGACGTAGTAAGGTTGTCAAAACCTACCGAAGTAGACACCCCAGAATTGGTAGTATGGGAATCACTACAAAGCGCCACACCTTCACTGTTGTTATAGAAGAAGGTATCAATGCTGAAGGCGTTATTGAATAGCCGAGCAGCATGACCCTGACGGGTCTGATGATACGAACGAGCGAGGGACTTCGGGCGACCCTGCCACACTCCATGACGATCATCGTCATAAAGTTCCCGTTCAATCTGGATCCCATTCGCGAAGGGAACGTGCGTCGCCGTCACGTCATATCCCTGTGACTGCTGTTGATACGTCACGGTTCCAGCGAATTGGGTAAAATTGGGGAGGGCCCCACCAGATGACCATCTTTCAAATGAATCGCTTGAAGACATGACATCGTATACACTCGCCAAACGATCTGGCAAAGCGGTATACTCGTCATCAAAGAACTTCGTCACACGTTTATCAATAAGGTCAAACCACTGACCAGAGGTATTTATAGCCATGTTCTTTCTCTATTCCTTTAGGTTAAATTAGGTTGCCATTTTGAACACGTTATCGGCCAAGACGAGATGAACCCAGCTATCCGTAGCCGGACCAAGTTCAAGGTCGATACACGTCGCAGAGGCCCCTGTGGATACCGCAATATCCGCACGAACATCTTTCAAATCCGTGGTCAACGTGACACCTGTAAGACCAATATTCACACCGGCATAGCAGAACTTATCCCCCACCGCAGACGCATAGGGGAACGGGACAACCACCGTTGCCGTCACAGACGACGTAGACGTAATCTTGCGAGAACGCCCCACATTGGAACCACTCGTAAACCAAATCATCCCTTCGTCCATATCGGGAGAGGCCACTGATGTGCCTCCGACAACCGTGAGACCATTCGACACTGCCGTAGCAACGGTATCCTCAGTGATCGAAGTACCCGTGGCACCCGTCACCATTCTTGCGCGAAGAACCGCATCAGGATTCACAAGTACCCCAAAGACCGCTTCATCCGCGCCTTGAGTCGTGCTATAGGTAAGGGATCCACCAATAGCGGTCCCGTTATCCACACAGAGCCCAACCGAATCCGCAAATGACGTGGTAGTAGATGTAGACATCTGACCACTCGCACCACCAGCAGAACGAATCACGACGGTTCCAACGGCCTGAGCCGCAGAGGCTTTGTACTTCTTAATTACCGGAGTCGAACTCGACAACAAATATGCAAATTTCATCTGAACAATCCTTTCAACCCTGCTTCAAAGGTCCAGGGGTGTGACCGTTAGAAATGACCTCGTTCAATCCCTAGTTGACGACGACGGGCGCTTTCCCGACGTTCTTCTGCTGTGGATCGCACTTGGCTATACAATTCTGAATAGATATACATTGAGCACTTTGGGTCTGTGACAGAACACCCATCACACTTCGCAATACACACCGGGTATTCCTTTTCTTTGCGATATCCCACCTTTCCAGGGTTAAATTTCCCCGTACAGAGGGGGCATAACGTAATGACCTTCTTCTGAGCCGCCAATTCATCGACCCACCCACCAGCAGTCCGGCCCCGTTTTCGCCCCCCCGCTTCGTGGGCAGCGAGGATGGATTCACGGGTCCATTCTTTCTTGATGAGCAGATGCGACATTATCGGCGTCCTTGGTTAATGGCCTTAGGGGCCCATTTTTGTTCTTCCTCGACTTCCTTCCAATCTTTGTAGACGTGATTCTTAATCAATCGCTCATAACCTTCACGCTCCCATGGTTGGAGGGTATCTTTAAAAGATTTCACATTAGACTTCTGACGTTGAGCGGTATGAGTTTCCATAAAGGGTTCCTGTTCAGTGGTCACATGTTTAGAAGCACGGCGTGTTTTCACCGTTTCCATATCACCGAATGCGGCACGAACCGCTGCTAATTCAGTGGCATGGTTGTTCGGCATTCCCAGTTCACGAACCATATAGACATACTCTCGTTCATACTTGGCTCGTTCCTCACTCCCCGGTTGCATCACTTCAGGAATAAGTTGCTGGTATTGTCCGATTTCACTCAGAATACGAGTTGAGGCCATCTTCTGGCGTTCTTGCTCCTCGAACTTCTTCGCCAGACGTTGCTCAGTCATCTTGTCTTTGTATTCTTGTGCCTGTGCCCGTGACCACTTCCCTTCCGCGATGCCATTCTCCAGTTCTTCCCATGACATCTCTTTCTGAGTCTGTTGCTCCTCTTTGACCTTGAGCCGTTCCTCCAATCGGATCCGTTCTTCACGTTCCCGCTGGCGTTCCGTTTCAAGTTCTTTTAAGCGCGCTTCAGACTTTTTAGCTCGTGCCCACACTTCCTTAAATCGAGAACCACCTGGCTCAAGTGGGTTCACCTTCTCTTCTGTTGGTGTGTCCTCTTGGGCTACTTGACCATCTGGTTTCGGTGTGGTATCCTCGGCTTGAGTAGAGATATCTGTCTTGGGTTCCTCCTGAACTACTGGATCGCTGGCTTCCTCACTCATACACACTCCTCATCGATTGTGGTTGATGTTGGACCGCACCCGCTTCTGGTGGGGTGAGAACCTCGTGGTACATTACTTCGGGAGTTCTTGATAAGTCCGTAACAATTCGTTGGGTAACGCCATCACTTTCTCTAAGGCTTCCACGTAGCCTTTGTGATATTGATACTTGACCCGTGCCAATTCGTCTGAGGTCTCCCCACACAGACGCAGGCATTCATTGCGTTCTTTGAGATGTCCTTCAAGATCAGCTTGGATATAGGATAAGAAACGATCCCATTCTGGGTTATTGGTGAGGTGTTCAAAGGAGACGGCTGCTGTTTTGACCATCCCGACAGCAGTTTCCAAGGACGTGATATAGGGACGCCCTAGGCTTTCTTGTTGAATCAACGAAAGATACTCTTGACGTGTAGGAGGCATTATTTCTTCCTCACAAGAACACCCTCACACAAAGAACACTTCTTAGGCATTGTTTTGGGTTCTGTATAGTGTTCGTACATCCCATCACGGAGTTCAGTTTTCCAGACTTTCCCTGCGTAGACTCGGCAATCAGGGCACCAGATTTCGGCTTCGAGGTGTTTGGTTTTTGCCATTAGATTTGCTCAATTGCTTTTTGGATACGTTCTTCTTCGTTCCACATAAAGGTGTTTAGTAAATTATTAAAACAACATTCTAAACGTATAAGTTGACCCCTCGTTAAAGTGATAGGTTCATCATAATCACTTGCGTGTTCACCTGTAATCTCTCGTAATAATTTACTGAAACTTTCCTGATTTTGTTCTAAACCAATATAAAACCGAGATCTTACAAGAGGAGCCACTACATCATCCCTTTAGCACTTGGCATTGATTCATCCATCACTTGATTCGGGCCTTGAGGCATCATCTGACCCGCTTGGGGATCCACGGAACCTTGAGGCCCTGGTTGTCCTCCACCTCCACCCATCGATTGAGCAAACTGTTGGGCCATCATCGCCATCTGTTGTTCCTGTTGGACCTTTACTTGTACCTGTTGCAGATAAGCCTGATAGATCATCCCAAAAGCAGGATCATTCTGGAGTAAGGGGGCAAAGCGAGGATCCTGTTGGAAGGTCATCAGGGTTTGGAGATGAATCTGTGCTCCTTCCGCAGGAACCCCTTGAGGGATGATTCCCTGAACCATCTGGCCCATCGCTTGTTCGGCTGAGATCCGTGGGGCATCTGCATCTGGAGGGGTATTCAAATAGCGATGTTCATCCTGGCCCACACTCACAATGTAATCCCGTAGAAGGTTATACATCTTGTCAGGGGCAGTCAGGCCCATCTGGATCGTCATCGGGTTCATAATCATGGGCATTAATTCTGACAAGATCTGACTCTGAATGGCTTTTGTGGTATTGAGAGAATTAGCCTTGAAATCAAACTGGAACATCCCCTGGATTTCCTTCACATCTTCCACCATCTGATAAGGATCTGCCCCTTGATGGGTGATGCCTGTAATACGGTATTGCTTTTGTGGGGGGAGGAAGACTTTATTCAATTCGTGCATCTGCTGATAGACTTCAGCCATACCCTTGAAGAAGCGACGAAGGATTCTTTCAGGGCGAGCATCCCCTTGTTGCATCAAGGCCATCATGTTCGTAGAGGTACGGAGAGCAGAGGCTTTCCCTTGAGGGACAGCCCCCATTTGGAGGGAACCTTGCATCGATTGACGCTCTGACCACTGTTGGACAAGGGCAATGATATTCATTGCCATGGCTTGATCGTCTTGAGGGAATTGGGGGATATAAATGTCCTGTTGGGGGTTCGAGACAGGATACCCACTCCCTGGTTCCATCTTGATCACTTCTGGTCGTACACCTGATGCAGAGCGATACAAGAACCATGGCGTATTGCAAATCGTATGTTTATCAATGGCCTGATCCAAGATGATCTTGGTCAGGTCTTGCATGTGTTCGAGTAATTCAAGAAGACTCATCCCATAGAACTGACCAGGGATCGGGATAAACGCAGGAGAACAGGCAAAGGGACGTGGCCGTGAGAGGTCTTCCCTAGGAAATTCCTCCTCCAGATACCTCAAACGAGCAAGGGCTTTGATATTTCGAGACGGTCCTAGAATGACACGCGCCACGACTTCTTCTTCAAATTCATCATCCTTGAGTTGCCACTTCCCGAAATAGGTAAGGCGAGTGAATGTTTTAGAGGTAGTACGGGCGTTTCCATACTTCATTCCAGCCATGGAGTCCATGGCGATTTTGTGTTGTTCCGTATCCCCCGTCATCCCGGCAGGTTGATCACCCACTTCTGATTCAACACGTTCCTCGAATGCTTCAAAATCCTCTTCCGTAAGCAGGTCATAATACCCACTCTTATAAAGACGATGAATCTCATCCCATGAGGGATAATCCACCATGATTACATGATCTGCCCCCATCGGGTTCGAGGGGGAGGGCGGTTGGAGATTCTCACACCGCGAGGGAATAATAATGTCTTCGAGCGATTTCGGGATAACACATGGTGCATCAAAAATAACTTTATCCCGAGTAATGATGCAATAATGCTGATCATCATCAACATAGAATTCACCCTTGATGGTTTCGAAATCCTTCTTTTCAGGGTGCTTGATAATGACGGTATAGGTATTCTCCTTTGTCGCCTTCACCATTCCTTGGGGGAAGGTATCATAAAGAAATTTCTCATAGAAGAGGCGAGGATCCACATTTGCGGGGAGAGGTGGTAGACGATGGACTTCACGCGCTTTTCGCTTTTCCTTGACCCATGGGACAAAGGCTATAAAGCGTGAGTCATTGACGAAGCTATCTGCCAGCATCGCCAATTTCTCCTCTCCATTCTGTTCCACAAAGAATTGATAATCTTGTAATTGGTCAATCGTTTTGCCTTTATCACTGTCTCCTTTATTGACAGCCGTAGCAGACATAAGGGGACGAGCTGTGAGGGCCGCATTCTGAAGGGTATCCTGGGTCCTCTGGGTATTCGTCATCAACATGGGAACATGCTGATTGGAGGCATTGGGCCATGGATAATGCTTGGGTTCGAGCCAGCCAAACATCTTGGCATATCGCTGAATCCGACGAGAGGCCCAATCAGATCGATCTTGGATATCCTCGTCATACCGTTGGATGACAGTCTTGACGAAATCAGTTTTGTCTTCAGGTGTGATTGACTTACGGGGTTTCATTAATATCCATTCATCCGACCAGATCGCACTTCAATCGGCTTTCCAAGAGATTTCAAGCCACGAAAGGTGGGTTGATTGTTCATGACATATTTGTTCAATGTGGGATAATCATCATATTTCTGCTTGGCCTTTTGCTTCTGATCCTTCTCCATAGACTTTTTGAAATCATCCCACGAATAGCGTTTCATCTGCTGAATGGTCCGCATACAACGGGGATCAATCATCCATCGTGGCTTTTGAGTCGATTGATCGGGCTTTAAATAATCATTCAACGCTTGCCGTCCTGCTTCCCCGTCATCCGCAAGATCAAACGTAAGGCCAGCTGTTTCAAAGGCATCTTGCCACGTAGTCTGACGATCAGTACTAGAAGGGCTCCGACCCATATTAGGGTCCATAATCCGCTGAATAGTTTTCCATCCATATTCACTTTCCAAGTCTTTCACTCGTTGAGCGACAATATCAGGAGAGCCATCGACTTCCATTTCCGCCACTTGTTCCAGGTCATCATCAGGTGTGACTTGGACCCAGATTAACATGTGGGGCTTGCGGGGATGAGGATCGAGGGCATTAATCACTGGATACAGAGGATTCACTTGCAGTGGCTGTACGTGATTAAATGAGACTACTGAAGAGGATGAGCAGGTCCCGCAAGCCCCGTTACTATCTAAGATGGTGAGATCATGACAATCAAAGCACCAGACATGATCAGTATCAGTAAATAAAGGATGTATGCGATTAGAAAGGCGTAAATGTTGTCCATATATACGAGTCGACCTTTCTGCCTGAGTCATCTTTCTCGCGGCTTCAGCTATGGCAGTTTGGTTCAAATTCTTGTTTTCTGTCGTATATAAATTAAACCACTCAATCGTTGGATCGTGATCCTTCCCTGGCTGGGCTTTTTCGTAAATGCGATCAAGGATCCAGTCGACTGGAATAGTTGGATCATCAGGCCAGGTCATCGCCAACATCATGGTTCCATCCACACGCATGGTTCTGGCTAGATTCTCCACCCATATCGATTCTTTCGGTGGTTCATCGTGTAAGACGATATGGTAATCGCCAGAAGCAAAGTCTGATGGGTCTTGATCGTATGACATCATTTGTATGGTGCTGATGCCTTCTGGTTTTCCTGTGTCTGGATCTGAATAGATTACTTGTAATGTGCGAGTTCGCTCAGTCCAACTTTTATCCCACTCACCTTTGATCAAACAATGTTTTGGAACCAACCCATAATAACCACGATCTCCACCTGGTCTGTCGACCCCTTGCCACCTCCACCACATGAGTTTAGGGAGGATGATCGGATGCAGGGTTGTGGTAATACTCTCAACAACAATACGACAATTAATCGGGCCTCTAAATTTACTTCGCGGGTAATCAGCTTGGAGCGAGAGTGGGAGTTGACCTGTGGCCCTGATAATTAAATCAACTAATGCTGAGGTCGTTTTTGAACTACCATTTCCGCCTCCAATCCCGATCACTCGAGCAGTGCTTAGGTGCATCTCTCGCGCTTTATCTGATACGGGCGTATAAAACTTTAATTGGTTGACGTTCTTCTCATAGGCCTGCACTTCAAGAAATTCATTTGCCAACTCAATTAATTCAGCATCAGAAAGATTCTGAATTGAGTCAGGTGTCACCTGATCGAGTTTATTCAGTAATGCT